GTACCTGCACCAGTTGTGGCGCAGAACGACATGAGCTCCGCGAGAACATTGGCCATTTCCGTATTCGCGGCCAGGGCGCCCACAGGGGCATCCAGGACGAGATACGCGGAAACGGTACAGGGTAGCGTCGTATCGACGGTACTCATGACAGTCTTGTCAATGCGTACCACCGACCTTCGACGCATCTTCAGCCCAGAACCATTCTCCTGATGCGCAAGCTTCAGGCGATGTGCGAGGGCTGGAGACTCGCTAATCTTAGCGAACTCTGTACTTCGAGCGTCCTGCGACAGCCGCTGGAATTCAACTTCCGCTGCTGCCGCGTCCTTGACTTCATTCGTGTTTAGTGTATTACTAAGCATGCGTGACCTCTATCTTAACTTACCAACAATTAGGTTACCGAGAGGGCAACCTATGGCGTTGACGTCTACGTCGTGTTATTAACAACGCGGCGCCAAGACTGAACTCCGTAGGGCTCAGCCCACTCATTGTGAATGAGTTATAGGACGGTAAACCAGCTTGACGGCGGTATGCCGTCTCTGTAACTACCGGCCTAATGATACATGTAGTGAAGAGAGGATGTTCGGGCCATGTCGGGTTGTTGCTCACGAGAGTTTCAACCTTGATAGTCCGGCTCCTCTTAATCGACCACAAGTACTGCAGTATGTTTATCTGCGGTTTCAGGTTCTCAACTTTGTAAGAGTCTAGCCAACGGCTTACGCCGAAAAACCAGTCTATTACAAATGACCAAGGGATAGCGTTCCAGATGATTGCCGGGTTCATGTTGATCCCGAAAGCATCCAGAAGCCCCCATAACTGCGCTTGCGCAGTTTGGAGTGCATCGTAATTGTATACGTACTGCACTTGAGCATGAAACGTGGTAGGTGAGTAACTAACAGTACGTTTGGACTCGTAGTAATTACAATCGTAGGTTAGACCAAGATCTCCAAGTGGTATTACCACTCCGAGAAGGTCTTCGCTACTACTGTCTTTAACTACGCGGTCTTCAACGTCCTGGTACTCTGTAAGTGTGCGGCGATAATGCCCCACTTGCAACTTACCAGCACGAGTAAGTAAGTCGTTCACACGACTATGTACTCGCGACAAAGCGGCATAAATGCCGTGAATGTCAGATATTAGAGGCTTGACGTTAAACTGCGCTTGCAGATATAAATCAGCATCTAATCGGTTCAGCTCCTTGATCTTAGATATAAACCCCGAGCCAAAGCTCGAGAAGAAATCTTTGATA